ATGGTTGTGCGTGACCTTGCTGACCTAAAGCTGTATGTTGTAAATAAGCTACTACAAGAATCTGAACACCCTGACGGCAAAATCAGGATGCAGGCAATCAAGGCTCTAGGCGAAGTAGATGGGGTCGATGCTTTTAAGAAGCGGACCGAGGTCACGCTTAAGACTCAATCTATTGAAGAAGTAGAAAATGAGCTGGCGGAAACACTCAGCAAGCTAAAACGCATCACGAATCTGTCTCATCAGCCCGTGATGGATGTGCAAGCCAAAGAAATCGACAAGTTGCCCAATGAAATTGACGATTGAGCACATTCAGGAACTCGAGCAGGCTCTGCCAATGATGGCGGATGATCAAAAACGCCGTACTTTGGAGCTCATCAAGACGTGGTATGCCCAAAAAGCACAGGAAATGGGTAAAGACAACTTTCTGACGTTCATTGATCATGTGTACCCCGGCTATAAGGTGGGCCCACACCACCGAAGACTTGCAAAAATCTTTGAAGAAATTGCTGCTGGGAAGAAAAAACGGGTTGTTGTGAACATTGCACCCCGTCACGGCAAGTCAGAGATGATCAGTTACCTCGCGCCAGCGTGGTTTCTAGGTAAATACCCTCATAAAAAGGTCATCATGGCCTCTCACACTGCCGATTTGGCAGTGAACTTCGGTCGTAGGGTGCGAAATCTGGTCGGTTCAGAGTCCTACAGGGACATTTTTCCGCAGATTGAGCTGCAGGCAGACTCGAAATCGGCATCACGGTGGGGTACGAACTTCAATGGCGAATACTTTGCAATTGGTGTCGGAGGCGCTCTTGCAGGCCGGGGTGCTGACCTATTTATTATTGACGATCCACACTCTGAGCAGGATGCCAAAACCGGAAGGCCCGACATATTTCTTCCTGCTTGGGAGTGGTTCCAGTCTGGTCCTTTGCAGCGTCTTATGCCGGGTGGCGCGATTATTATGGTGATGACTCGTTGGTCCAAGTTGGACCTGACGGGCATGGTAATCAACCAGATGCAGAAGGAAGACGGGGTTGAGCCGTGGGAAGTGGTGGAGTTTCCCGCCATTCTCAATGACAAGCCACTTTGGGGCGATTTTTGGTCGTTAGAAGAGCTGCTGTCTAAAAAAGCAGGTATGGACCCTCGGTATTGGCAAGCTCAATACATGCAAAACCCTGTGTCGGAAGAGGGTGCGCTACTCAAAAGGGAGTGGTGGAAGATATGGGACAAGGAAGAACCACCGACCTGTGAGTTCACGATCATGTCACTGGACGCGGCGCAGGAAGCAAATAACCGCGCAGACTACAACGCCTTGACTGTTTGGGGTGTGTTTTTTAACGAAGAAACAAACAACTTCAACATCATTTTGCTGAACGCAATTAAGAAACGGATGGAGTTCCCTGACCTTAAAAAACTTGTACTAGAAGAGTACAAGGAGTGGGAGCCTGACGCGTTTGTTGTGGAGAAGAAATCCAACGGTTCGGCGCTTTATCAGGAGCTCAGACGTATGGGGGTCCCTGTAGGAGAGTTTACTCCGGGCAAAGGACAGGACAAAATAGCGCGTGTTAACTCTGTATCAGACCTTTTAGCGTCTGGCATAGTGTGGGCACCGGATCGCAGATGGGCAAAGGAAGTTATTGAGGAATGCAATGACTTCCCAAGCGGTACTAATGACGACCTTGTTGACTCTACAACCCAAGCTTTGCTGCGGTTTAGACAGGGAGGGTTTTTACGACTGCCAACTGACGAGCCAGAGGAACAGAGATATTTTAAGCGCCGAAACGGCGCGTTCTACTAAGGATTTACCATGGCCGCAAACAGCATGACCCCCTCCCTCGCTCCTGCCCCAATGGGTCTGGAAGAGCTTGCCAGCATCGCTCAAGATGACTCCCCCGCGATTGAGATCATGATCGATAACCCAGACGACGTAGTAGTCGGTGTGGATGGACTTGAGATTGACCTGATGCCAGAAGGCGAGACAGCTGAAGAGTTTGGTGCTAACTTGGCCGAGTACATGGACGAAGGCGAACTGCAGAAGCTGGCCAGTGAGCTGGTTGAGCTGGTAGACGCTGACGTGAACTCCCGCAAAGACTGGGTGGAGATGTACGTCAAGGGCCTCGAAGTGCTGGGCATGAAGTATGAAGAGCGCACTGAACCGTGGGAGGGTGCTTGTGGTGTGTTCTCCACAGTACTAACCGAAGCGGCCATCCGTTTCCAGAGCGAGACAATCATTGAGACGTTCCCTGCGCAGGGCCCAGTCAAGACCGAGATCATTGGCGCAATTGACAAGCTCAAGGAAGAGGCTGCCGAGCGTGTGCGTGAGGACATGAACTATAAGCTCACTGAGCAAATGCCAGAGTACCGCCCTGAGCACGAGCGCATGCTGTACAACTTGGGATTGGCGGGAGCCGCGTTCAAGAAGGTGTACTTCGACCCGAGCATTGGTCGTCAGACGGCAGTGTTTATTCCGGCTGAGGACCTCATCATTCCGTATGGCGCGTCCAGCGCACGCACTGCAGAGCGTGTGACGCACATCATGCGCAAGACCAAGAACGACATTAAGAAGCTGCAAGTCGCGGGTTTCTATTGCGACATTGACTTGGGTGAACCTGTTACGTTCCACTCGGACATCGAAAAGCGTAAAGCAGAAGACCAAGGGTTTACCCTGACGGACGATGATCGCTACCAGATTCTGGAAATCTGTGTGGACTACGACATGCCCGGGTATGAGGATGAGGACGGTATTGCACTGCCCTACGTCGTGACCATCGACCGCTCAACTACCAAAGTGCTGGCTATCCGCCGCAACTGGGACGAGACCGACGAGCTCAAGCTCAAGAACCAGCACTTTGTGCAGTACACCTACGTGCCCGGCTTCGGCGTATACGGTCTGGGTCTGATCCACATCATCGGCGGATATGCGCGCGCCGGTACGTCTCTGATTCGTCAGTTGGTTGATGCTGGTACGTTGAGCAACTTGCCCGGTGGTGTGAAGACCCGTGGCCTGCGGATTAAGGGAGACGATACCCCGATCGCCCCCGGCGAGTGGCGTGATGTTGACATTCCGTCTGGCACTATGCGCGACAATATGATGCCGCTGCCGTATAAGGAGCCAAGCCAAGTTCTGTTCGCGCTGCTGAACCAGATTACTGATGAAGCCCGCCGTCTGGGTTCTGTAGCCGATATGAAAGTTAGTGACATGAGCGCCAACGCGCCCGTGGGCACAACACTGGCCATCCTTGAGCGTCAGCTTAAAACTATGTCGGCTGTGCAGGCGCGCGTGCACTACAGTATGAAAGAGGAGTTCAAGCTCCTCAAAGACATCATCCGCGATCACACCCCGTCTGAGTACGAGTACACCCCACAAGGCGGCAACCCTAAGGCCAAGCAAGAAGACTACGACATGGTGGACGTCATCCCCGTGTCCGATCCCAACAGCGCTACCATGGCGCAGCGGATCATGCAGTACCAAGCAATCATTCAGTTGTCCGCGCAGGCCCCCCAGATTTATGACCTGCCACAGTTGCACCGCCAGATGATCGAAGTGTTGGGTGTAAAGAACGCTGACAAGCTGGTTCCGGTTGAGGACGACATGAAGCCCCGCGACCCTGTGTCTGAGAATATGGCGTTCCTGAACGGCAAGCCGACCAAGGCGTTTATCTATCAAGACCACGATGCCCACATCGCCGTACACACGTCCATGATGCAGGACCCCCTGTTGATGGCGCAGATTGGCCAGAACCCACAAGCGCAGAAAATGCAGGCCGAGATCATGGCCCACATCAGCGAGCACTTGGCGTTTTCTTATCGCAAAAAGGTCGAAGAGCAACTTGGCGTACCGATGCCTGCCCCCGACTCAGACCTGCCAGAAGAGGTCGAAGTGCAGCTCGCCCGCCTCACGGCGCAGGCCGCGCAGCAAGTGCTGGCTCAGAGCAAAGGTCAAGCCGCCCAACAGCAGGCCCAACAGATGGCGCAGGACCCCCTCATCCAGATGCAGCAAGCCGAGCTCAAGATTAAGCAGCAAGAAGCCGACACCAAGGCAGCCAAAGTGC